GGAAACCGTTCCGCTTACTACAAATGTGGCGTTGATACTACTTGTGACTAATCCTGTGCTGCTGATTTGCCCGTTTCCGTATCGAAAGCAGGCGGTGTCCCATACGCTTGAATCTAGGCTAAACGGTAAAGCATCTATGGACGAAGAGAACTGGTCGAGTTGCTCTAGCGTCCACGGTCCGCATTGGTCCATTAGTCCAGGGTAACGGTGAGGTTGCCAGAAGAGACTTTCAGGATGTCGCCGGTCTCAATGGTCTTAGACGTTGTGAGAGCCGTATACATCAGGAGATTTCCTGTGGATAAGGCATCGAAAATCCCAACGTGGGAGATGGTTCCCCAAGTACCAGTAGCCTGCGGGAAGGTGACATCTGCGGAAGATGTGGTGATTCCCGTGGAAGCTGTGGTTACAGACAAGACCTGTCGGGCATAGGAGCCACCCGAGACCTCTGTGCCGCCACCAGTATCGCTCGGAGCTGCGGTAAAGAGCCCTAGATAAGCAGTAGTAGGAGATGTGTAGGAGACGTTTCTCAACACATGGTCAAGAATCTTATCTTCTAGATAGTTAGTAAATTCAGCCATTTTTTACCTCGTGGTTACGGTCATAACTAGGGGAACACCGGCAAACTCGGATTCCTCGTCAGAGGTGTTAATCCGAGCGACAGATTGGTTATACAAGTTGGCCCAGGTTGTAGTACGGGCATCGTTCATAAGATACGGCTCTGCCTCTAATAGCGAACCGTATAGCAAGGAATCAGGATAGTTAGCTAAAAACTCGTTGCTACTATTGTTGTTCGATAGTACCGCGGGTTTATAGTAGTAAAGCATCTGCACGACATACGCAGAATCTGGTTTGGGAGCGAACTCAAACTCGTTGGACCGCAAGGTATAAAAGACGGGTAGACCTTGTTCGTCAGCCCGTGAGTTGGCAGAAAACGCACTCGGGGAGAGATACGAAACTACTGTTCTTGGAGTGCCTTGCAGGTATACATCGCGGATTGCTAGGAAGTCTGAGGGGAGACCGACTGTTGCGTCTCCTGCTGTCATTGTCGCGGTTGCTGTTTTCAGCATCCGGCGGGTCCGAATATCACGAGACAGACGGAGTTCGGCCAGCGTAATAAAGTCGGGAATCTGGCTCGTCAGGTCGCTCCGTCCGAGGTAATTCGCAACGCTAGTCTTGAGGTCGCTGTAGGTCGCTAGTGCCATCTTTCGTCTCTGGGTAATCGTGCCAGCCGAACGTGTACTGTCCGACATGGCCTATTTGGTTTGACAAGTCGTGGTCTAAAAAGGTTGGGTATCCTGCGTCTAAAGCCTTAATGCAGAAGTAAACATCTTCCCCTAGTAACTTGCCGCCTGGAATCTGCTCAAACCAAAACCAAGGTTTCGGTGTGTTTTCAAATACTTCCCGCTTTACCATCATCACCCCGCAACCGACGGCGGTGACCTCTTCTAAACCTGTTTTCCCTTTGCTTACGACCGGAACCCAATGGTTCTCTTTCTTTTCGTTGTCTATCAACAGGTTCTTAGCTGTTGGTTTGACAGGGATGGAACGGGTTGTTGCGTTGACCCCGACGATTGGTTTGTCGTGGGCCATCAGAATATCTATCGTGTTCTTGGGGAAACGCATATCGGCGTCTATCCACAAGATGTAGTCTGCGCCTTCTTTTAAGGCTTCCTGCGCCATCTTCTCGCGCTGGTCGAATATCAGGGTTCCAGCCACCGTGTAAATGGACTGATGTCCCACCCTGTGTCTGGCGTCGTAGGCACACAAGACCGCTAGGTCAAAGGCTGTGCCTATCTCCATCTCACCCCGACTCGGGATGCAGATTGCTATTTTCTTACCTTCTAGTCTGTTCTTGGCTTTAATCTTGTCGTGAATCTTGCCCACTAAACTCTCCCCGGTCGTGTCCGTAAATAACGGTTCTCCGGGTCGTTTAGAAACGCCTTCATTCGCTTCTGGTCTATCACCGTGAACCCCCTCATAATGCCCTTGGTATTCAAGTCTGCTATTACGGAGTTCGGGAGTTCTGCAACGTGAGCCATCTCGCCCCAACGTGCCCTCTCGTCCGTTTGGTTATAAGCAGCTTTGTTTAATTCTAATATCGGCGCGACGTCCTGCTCATACTTGATGATGAGACCGCCTTCGCCATCAGCGTAGAAAGTACGCTTTTCTCCTGCTACGAAATCTTCGCCTAGTTTTTGCATATTTAGAAACGGAGGTGGGACTGGCCCACCCCCGATTTTACTACAGTTTAGGCAGCCTTGATGTCAAAAATACCACCGTGAGCTGCTTCGTTGCGAACCTCAAGGGTCAGCTCGGCAAGAATCTGAGTTTTCTCAGAGTCGCCGGTCTTTGCCAGGTCGTTCGTTTGGAAGGGACGCAGATATGCGAGCGCAGCATACTCGGGGTCGAGCAGCAGAGCGTCGCGGCTACGCATAAAGCGGTCCGGCACAACGGAGATAAGACCGAAGTCTGACAGGTAAGCACCTGCGGCAGCCACGATGGTCGTGGGTTCTGCGCCGGTTACATAACGCTGCTGTGCAACACCAGCAAAAGCCGAAACGGTTGCCTTCAGTCCCGGGGGAACTACGAGCAGTTTCGGTGTGCCGCCTTCGGAGAAGATTTCCTGGGCGACGGTCTTGAGCATGGCTTCCGTGAAGGTGTAGAGCGTGTCAGCGTCGGTACGGGTATACGAACCGGAGCTGTCGGTCGGGTCTGCACCAGCGGTTGTCACGCCAGCACCCTTGGAGGTGTTGGACTTGATGTAGGCCAGGAGCGAACCCATCTTACGAGCATTAGTATTGATAGTGCCGTTGCTCTTGGCTTGGTTAGCCGTGATGATGTTCTCGATGTCGCGCTTGATTTCGGCAGAAGCCTTGGCAAGCTGATAAGCCTTCTCAGACTTACGGCCAGCCTTGTCAACAGCCTCCAACGTGCCGGAAATCTGAACGGTCTTGCCGACAATTTGGCTGAAGTTTCCGATACGGACGGTCGGGGTCAGCGAAGCCGAAGTGGCGTCGTCACCCTCAACCAGGGCGTTACCAAAGGTAGCAGCGGCCAGTACGTCGGTCTGCCACTCGTGGGCGGTCTGGGTGGCACGAGCCTTGCCGATAGACGACATAATCGGGGTATCGGTGGGGCTGATGTCATAGATTACATCTGCGAGGTCCTCGCGGACACCAATCGCGCCGTAACGCGAATAGGTATTGGTGGGTACAGTCATTTTATAACTCCTTAGAGAAATCGTTCAAAAATGGCCGCAGCATCTCTGGTGCGACCTGATTGTTTAAGTTGTTTAGACAGCTTTTTAGCCATCTCGGAGTCTTTGTCAATTCTTTGACTACCGACTCCAGGTTTCAGAGCTTTTGGAGCTTCTGCTACCTTTTTCTGCACGGCAGGTTTTGCCTTTTGCAGCTTCTCAAACTGCATGGCTCGGTACAGAGCGATGACGGCGCGGTGGTCGTACACCTGCGACAACTCTTGGTCAGTCCAGCCGTTAGACTTTGCATAGTCGCGGATTTCTTTACGGATTACTTCGCCTTTCACCTCGTCAGCCAGGTCAGGGATTGCGGCTTTTAACCGTTCCGTTTCCTGGGAGAGATGGGCTTTCAACCGTTCTTGTTGCTCTGCGGCCTGTTTGGCCTGCACAGCTTCGCGTTCTGCACGGACAGCGGAGAGTTGCTTTTCGCGTTCCATCTTCTCTGCGACCTTGATTGCGTACCCCACGGGGTCGCTATCTTTGAGCGCAGTTAAGTCCTCTTCGGGTTGGGCAGAGAGCATCTGTTCGATGACCTGCAACCTTTGGGAGTAGGTGTCACGGAGTTTGGCGGCTTCCTCTATCTTTGTGCGTTCAGCTTCGACTTGCTTACGCTGCTCGGCTAGAGATTGCGTCTTTTTCGTGTAATCGGAGGTGCGAGAATAGCCTTTGATGAGCTCGTCTAGGTCGACTTCCAGTTCTTCGTTGTCTACTTTGACACGATACCGGGGTGTTTCCTCTACTTGCTCTTCTTGTACTTCTTCTACCGCTTCTACAACTTCCTCTTCCGGTGCTGCTTCGACTTCTGCTTGGCCTTCCGGCTGCGGGTCTAGCATCCCGAAAATCTTTGCGGCTGCTCCGTTTACGTCTGTTTGACTCCCTTGCGGGTTGGTCTCTTCCATTTGTGACTCCTAAGTTTAAAAAACCCACTTGCGTTTCTTCTCTATTTCCTTTTGTTTGGCAATAGATTGGAGTGACGCTATAAATTCTTCCAGTCCTCTGAGCTTTAGACGCTCCCTTTCGCGGAGGTCTATATCCTCGTCTCGACTGTCTAATATGTTGGAAATATACATCTGGCGTTGTTTTTCCACAACACCCATAAAAAACTCGTCAGTCAGTAGGCTTTTAGCCCGTTCTGTTTCGTTCAACCAGGAATCTCCACGTTACCTGTAATTTGGGCTCCGACCTTAGCCGCTTTCAACTGTGCTTCGGCTTGGAACTCGGCGGTCTTGAGTTGTAACTGAGCTGCCGCCTTTTCACGCTCAAGCTGAATCTGGGCGGCTGCCTTGCCTTTGGCGATTTCAATGTCGTTCAAGGCTTTGGCTCGGTCGATTTCGATTTGAGCTTGGGCAGACTGCATGAGCGCTGCCGTGGCGGGGTCCGGCTGCGGTTGCTGCGGCGTAAGGATTTGCTGTTCAATCTCTGGGGTGATTTCACGGAAGAACTCGTTTGTGTCTTTAAACCCAGCAGATTCAATAAATCGTCCCAATGTATTACGGTATTGCGCTGGAGATACGAATGGATTAGCCATTCCCATGGTTCCAAGGAGTTGCTCCTGTTTCTGTAGGACTGCGGCGGTCATAGCCATCTGTTGTTCCCTATTTCCGGTTCCCAGACCTACGTTTACCGTCATGTCGTATTCGTTGTTCCACTCCCGCGGGTCGATAGCCACGAATTTGCCCCGCATACGGACAATTCTTTGCTTGTCCTGATACTTGCAGACAAGGTGGAGAATCCTTCTAAAGAGGTCTTTAACACCGGTTTCGGCAAATATACGAGCGATTAACTCGACCTTTGCAGCACCGGCGTTTTGGACCATAGCGATTGCTGTCGCGGTGGTGTTTTGCAGGATGTTGGGGTCTAGACCCTGAGAAGTCTCCGTTACTCCCGTACGTTTCTGCTGAACCTGGTCCATATACCCAAGCATCGGGAAGGCTTGGTTTGCTACTAAAGGAACGGCCAGGGGCGTAATAGCCGCAGGGTTCTTGACCCGCACTATCCCACCAGGTGTGACAGTCAGCATATCGTCTAAGTTCACCTGCCCGTCTACCACAGCCATACGGGCGTTGTTAGACAAGTACAGGTTATCCAGCATCTGCCGGGTGACCGTCGTCTTAATCTTCTGGATGTCCGTAACCCTGTCGGCCAGGGAATGACCGAAAAACTTGTGCGGCATCGGGATAGGACAGACGGAGCAGAATGGAATGAAGTCTGCTTCCTCGTTTTCTAAGATTTCTCCACCGGCGTAGAAAACACGGCGAAGTTCTGCGATTCCGTCTTTATCGTAGTCTGTCCGGATGTAGCACTCAAAGGTCTCAACCTCGTCCATGCTGGTGTCGAGACTGTCGTTCTCTGGCTGTTCGCCATTCGGGTAACGGGCGACTCGTTCTGGAGTAAACGTCAGGTCATCGAATATCGGAAGGGTCTCCACATCCTTGGCAGAGAACCCCATGGCGATGAGTTCGGAACGGGTGGTGAGTCTCCTATGGGCTACAAAGGGTGCTTCGTCAATCCTGCGAGCCTTCTTGGAAATCAGGAACTCTTCCGGCGGCACATTTTCGACCTTTACAGAACCCTTCTTGTTTACCTTCTTGACTCGTACGTTGTAAGAGAAGATTGGCTGCATGGTCTGAACAGGTTGTCCCATAGCATCGGGAACCATAGTCGGAACTTCCCCGACCTGATTCTGCTCTTGGGAGACAATTTCCATCTGACCA